ACAAGTCAGCACCGGACAAGTTAGCACCGGACAAGATAGCACGGGACAAGTCAGCACGGGACAAGGTAGCACCGGACAAGTCAGCACAGGACAAGATAGCACCGGACAAGTCAGCATCGGACAAGTTAGCACGGGACAATGTAGCACTGAACAAGTCAGCACAGGACAAGTTAGCATCGGACAAGTCAGCACCGGACAAGTTAGCACCGGACAAGATAGCACGGGACAAGTCAGCACCGGACAAGTTAGCACCGGACAAGATAGCACGGGACAAGTCAGCACGGGACAAGGTAGCACCGGACAAGATAGCACGGGACAAGATAGCACCGGACAAGTCAGCACGGTACAAGTTAGCACGGAATAAGTCAGCACGGTACAAGTTAGCACCGGACAAGATAGCACCGGACAAGTCAGCACGGTACAAGTTAGCACCGGACAAGTTAGCACCGGACAAGATAGCACCGGATAAATCCGCCCTCTTTCCGCCCTTACCTGTTAACCACAACTTATGGTCTTCTAATACCTGCTCTATATTAATAGTCACATTCATATTTGCCCTTTCGCCTTTACCTGTTACTTATCTTATCGGTATTTTCTTTGCAATACTTTAATATTATTTAGTCCACCGTCTTATCGTGGTAGACGTGTTCCACGGTAACTTCAGTCAGGTCACCATCATTTGTCGATAGTTCCATCTGTTGGACTAAGGTGTCTATCTTTTTTTCAGCCTCATCAAAGGATGAAGCCTCAACCCGGAAATCTACCTTGACGAAAACCAATGCGCTATAATAAAATGTTTTCATATTAGTTCCCTTCGCTTTTACCTGTTAATGTAACGGGCACCAAAGGTGCCCGTCGAAAATTGAGAATGGTATTCCCTATCTTAGAATTTTACAACTTCAAACTGTTTTATAAAGTCATCTATGTCTGTTATCTCACCAGCGTCAACCAGTTCCCATGCCCAACTTTTTAAAAATTCCTCCGCATCGTGTGCAGATTCAAAATCTTGGAATCCCTGGTTAATTCCATGTTTTACAATTTTGAAAAATGTTTCCATGTTTTACCTCTTTGGCTTTTACCTGTTAAATGCACCAAACATCAAAGGTGCCCCCATTATGCCGCCAGCAATAACACATGGTCTAAGAGTCCGATGTCCTTGTTCAACGCATTATATTCCGTTCTACTTCGCAGCCTGGATAGTTCGTTGACCAAGTTATACAAACCCCAAGCGGTGTGAGGATTGTCCTCAGCCCTGTGTGTTTGATTGACTATTTGGGCTATGGCTCTATCTTTTACCGTATTAGAGACGGGCAAACTAGCGACAACGTCGATAGGATTTTTTATTAGTACTTGACTAGCCTCATAGGCTGAATCAAATACTTCTCCCGATGTTATAGATTCAACTTGATTTTCAATCAAGGTAGGCAACTCATCTAAGAATGAGTTTATCTTAGGTCCCGAAACGTGTCTGATTCGGGCTGAAAAGAGGTCATTAAACCGCATCATCAATCCATTAGCGCAAATTAAGCGATAAAGACCAATTCCGATAGACAAAGCCTCGCCACCGGTATTGCAATTGCGGACATAGAGACGGGGAACAATATATCCGCCTAGCGATGCATCGTCTATTGCGTACTCTTTAAAATCAATGCTAGCGATAAGCCTGTCCTTAGTTTTCGACCAGTGCGCTTTTAATAGGCGATTATTGGCTACCTTGGTCAAGACCTCGAGGATGTCATTATTGTTGACAGTGATAAATTTTGGTCCGACGTTAACATCGAGTGAGCGATTGATAAACATGAAAGTCTCCTTTGGTTTTTACCTGTTAAGCCACGTTATTTAATACTGCATTGCCTTTTTTAGCCCTAGCACCAAACATAACTAGCCCAATCTTATTGTTGGTCGTTGACCAAGCTACTGTGTCATCCTCATTGGCCAAGTCGTAACCCGATTCCAGCGCTTGTTCAGTTGAGGCAAATATTCGGGAATGTCTATCATTATTGACGTCAATCAATTTATCTTGACGGCCGCCTAAAGAAAAAATAATGATAAAATTGAGGGGCAGTGATATTCCATTTTTTTGAATATGCTTAAACATGGCAACAGATTTTGTATAAGCGTAAAAGATTATATCAGGATTTTGTTCTGCTATCGCGGTCCATTTTAAGACATATTCTGCGGAATAAAAGTCACCAGATGAATGGATACGAATGGCGACCTTGTTTCCCTTCGACTTTTTCCTCAATCGAATCAGCTCACCATTGATGGTCGGAATAAATTCGGCAGATTTGCTTAGTTCGAACATACGATTGCGATAGCCATTCGCTGATGGATAGCGTATTTGTTCGAGCGCTGCATAGCAGAATTGTTTGCAACTCCCTGCTCCCGGGCAAGTGTTGATAGCAGGTAAGGCAAAGTTGAATGTTAAGACACTAGCTTTGTTCATTTTTTTATTTTGTTGGAAAATATTCATGTTAGTGTTCCTTATGAAATTAGTTTTAATTTGCTAGTCCGATTAATATTTGAGGGAACTAATAATTTTCGGCCTAAGAAAAGAGACGCTAGTTCAGCTCCAGCCGCCCAATCGGGATAGTCTCCGTCACTTGATATAGTGATTCTATCCTGCAATACATCATTCAAAATACACAAGGATGCCACAACTAAAACATCGTATGGCTTTCTAGCAGTTTTACAAAAGTTAAAGGATTCATTTAACTTAAAAGTCTCTCTTAAGAAAAAATCCTCGTGGCCATTGTCACGACTGCCGTTAAACTTGACGCCGGCATATTTCCCCGGTTTAGTATGAGCTGTATATCCCGATATGCCACCATGTTTTTGAGCATAGTCATAGACTAACATTTGTATCTCTTCTATAGCTTTCTTATAGAGTTTTTCGTTGCTTTTGTTAAACCTGAAATAATGTGTGTATCCCATCTTATTTTTCCTTTCTTAATAGAGATTCCTGCGCGAGTCTAGCAGTTTCCTTTAATATTATTTCCCTATTCGATTCTGAGTAAGTGTCACTTCTCATCCAATCGGGAACTTCTGGAGTGAACTGGTTTTTTTCTATTTTCTTTAGTTCTTTTATTATTTGTTTTATCGTGTATTTGGATACATTGCCAACTTTTGAGAATATTCCAGACAAGGCAAGATTAACTGTGTGATTTATTAATAATTTATCCAATTGTTTGGTGCGTTTCATGTTATTTTCCCCCGTGATTAGTTCTATTATTTAGTTCTTCGAGATATTCATTTTCAGAGATGAGCCCTTGTTCAAGGAAAACTTCCAGCTCGACTAGGTTATACATGGATAAATCTATTTTGATTTTCATACATTCTCCCTTTTAAATATGGTGATATTTGTTAAGTCAGTCTCTTTTACCCACCGGCATTCATATTCTGTTATAATCAAATACGCCAGCTTTTGTTTGGCTGCCGAATAATAAGAATCCATGATAAACACTGATTCATCGTTATATATGGCATGGCCTAGCATATGTCCTCCGTATCAGATATTTTTTATTTAGTGCATCACTGTGTACATAAATCTTTTCGGTATGCCATTAAAAAGCTTTAGTACAATCTTTTAACCCGGTAAAATGATAGGGATAATAGCCCATCGAATATTAATTGTTACTATAATGTGCTAAAGTGAACCATGCTTTCTCTCCTGTGGATATGATGAGCTGATAAAGAGGGGTATGATGTATGGTGAGGTTATCCTTATTCCCCCTCTCTATAAAAAGGGAAACAGTGTCAGGGAGCTTGATTAGAAGGGGTACAAGTGCCGCCGCCCACCCCCCGGTACCAGTAATTTACCTCGCTACAAACTGGTTTACACACGGGGGAACCTTTCCATACTTGACCCATATCCCCGACTATGCTACCCTATACTTGGAGGTACTATATGGTCATGAAGAGACGTAACCACACAGGTCATAAATATCACCACCTTATGTTACTTTACCCTACCAAAAGTGGCGGTACCGGTAAAGGCGTCTATTGGATGGCTAAATGCGACTGTGGTGAGATTAAAGAGGTGAGGGGGAGTGAGGCGGCTGCCGGCAAGATTAAGACTTGTGGAAAGTGCGAATATCATTACGGTCTCTTACGGGAGGGTGGGGAGCAGGGAGGAAAGGTACGGGGGTGGACAAAATCCATCCGCGTCCAGCATACCAGATATATTAGGTCGGCTGTCAAACGGGGTATCGAGTGGCGGCTAAGTCCTGAAGAATTCTTGCAATTAATAAAGAAGAACTGTACTTACTGTAACGCTTCCCCTCGCATATACAATAGTAAGCCCAATTTCGGCCGCGGTAAGACGGTAAAGACGTTAATGAACGGAATTGATAGGAAAGATTCCTCATTGGGTTATATTTCCGGTAACGTGGTACCTTGTTGTAGTGTATGCAATAAGATGAAGATGTCGATGGCAGAAAGTGATTTCCGGATACAAATACTAAAGATAGCAAAGTGTTATTTAGAGAAAGCTGGATACGAATCAGATATCAGTGATGGTGATGAAAAATAGTTGACACGTCATTTATTGTGTGATACAGTCATATTGTAGGGACGAGAATATCGTCTCGAACGGGTTATTTGGAATCCGAGCTACCGAGGTTAGAATCACTGTTGAGTCAGTATCAAACTGAGAGTACCAACCTTGCAGGCAGGAATCGGGCCGATAATTCGGGACAGTTACTTAGAGCGAACTAGGAACTGGTCGGGTGTGGTTAGTGATTCTTTCACCGCCCTCCTCCGATTCAGGGGGCCCCACCGGGGTTCAAATCAGCAGAGCGGCATCCAGTCCTAATTAGCAACATGTAACAAGTAGCCACCTAGTCGCGAAAGCGGCCTTGGTAGGCCACACCCCTAAGAAGCAACTCATCCAGTAGGTTACTGATGAGGTGTAAAAGGTACCGATACGTCCCGTTTATCAGGGGCTAATAGTTACGGTACAAAGTAGTACCTACCTGTACAAGTAGTACAGGTAGGACAAGGACAACTATGTTTACGGTAAGAACGATATGAGTTTAAAAGACATCAGCAAATTACTAGAGGCGGCCCAAACTGACCTCATCTTCACCCCGACTCCCGACATGCGGAGGGTAAAAGCTGCCTTCTGGACCAAGGTATCAGACAAAGTAACGCTAGTAGATACCTCCAACATTACCTTAACGGCCGCCCAACAGGTAGAGAAAGACCGCCGACTAACCAAATGGTGGTCCCTACCCGGATTCCAAGAATGGTTTCAAAACAGGGAAGAGTTTAGGGAAAGGTTGGAGTACTTGGCCGATATTGCCCTCGATACTTTGGAGCAGGTATTAGTGGACCCCGCTGCTAACACCAGTGCAAAAGTCTCTTGCGCCAAGTTAGTGTTAGAGGCAGCTAGTAAAATGCCTCGCAAAGAGAACGAAAGTAGCCCTTCCAAGTTGGAAACCATGTCCCGTATCGAGCTCGAAGATTACGTCCGACGTAATTTAAAGTACTTATCCCCCACAGAACCCTTGACAGAAGGCGAACCTTCTGCTACAGTAGAAAAAGCTAATACTTAGGCAGGGAAAGGGAACTTGCTTGATTCTGAAGACGGGATTACAAGAAATGGTAGTGAAGGCCAGCCGGACTTCGGCAGGGGTTATCACTCAAGACTTGTCGATTCAATCCGATGCCGCCCTCTTCTTCTTATGGATTAATTCAACTGAGGGAAACCTTACGGTAGAAGTATTTGCCCTCACCGGTGATGGTAAACAGGTTTCCCTTCTCACCTTCCCCACTACCAATCAACCTACCACTCAACTAATACAAAAGAGAACCGGTACCACGTCTACCCGCCTCCGAGTAGTGATAACTCACACCGCGGCTTGTGACTTGGAACTATCGGCAAGAGCGGTATCTACCGGTAGCTCTGATACCCGCATACTAGGGGGTGCCACCCTTAAGGTTAGTCAACATACCGTCAATAGCGTTGTTTCCTTATTGGTACCCGCTTCCCTAGTAGACAGGGCAGCTATCGCCATCAAGAACTGGTCTACCTCCGGTACCATATACATTGCTGAAACGCAAGCAAAAGCCAATCAGGGACAAGGGTGGCCTATCGGACCAAAGGACGCCCTCGGTCTGGATATCCAAGCCGGTGTCGAGCTTTATGCTAGGGCAGTTGACGGTCCGTGCGACATTAGAATAATCGAAAGTGGGGGCTAATCATGGCAGCCGTTACCCCTTCCGGCTCATCCGGTAGTATAGTCGAAATCACAAATACAGCGGTAGCTCCCGCGTACAACATTGTGGTAACCTCACTTCGAGTCAACCCCGGTACTAGGATATCATACACCTTTCCCGACGGCTCCACTTACCTCACTTTCCGCGTCAGACAATTGGGTGAAAAGGTACGCTTCTTTTCCGCCCTTAATGCAACTGGCTACTATACCACTGACACCTACTCTTCTGGTAGTGTTAATACTAAGCAAGTAACCTTTTGTTGGGAAAATGACAATGGCGTCGATGTCGAGCTCACCTATTGGGGTCCTGCCGGTATCGTAGAAAGTAGTGGATTTTTGCTACTTGAAACGGGAGACTACCTTGAGCTATAATAATCACGGAGGATTTATTATATGGCCAATAAAAAAATAAGCGATTTAGACGATTTACCTGTAGTTACCAGTGACGATTTAGCAGTAGTGGTAGATATCTCTACCCTCTCCACCAGAAAAGCCAGCATGGCTAATCTCAAGTCATACTTTCAAGATGATTTGCCACGGCCTCAAACGGAGATGATAACAATAACTGCCAGTCATTTATCTACCAAATCTTTTTCCTTGACACATACTCCCAATGTAGGTTATAATGTGACTATCATGCCTCAAGGCGGATGTCTCCAATTCATCAATCACGATTTCATTGTTACCGCTAATCAAGTAAATTGGGATGGCTATCAACTGGATGGCTTATTGGAAGAGAATGATATTCTTTTAGTAAGCTATTATTATTAACTAGTTAAGTAAGGATGTTCTATGTCACAGATTAAAAAGAAGTTTATCAAGAACGATGCCATTGACGGAACCAAGGTATTGTTCTTAAACAACGAATCGTTCCGAATCAAGAACAGCTCCGGCTCTGACGTCAACCTCTTCAAACTTGACGGCAGCGACATGTTCCAAATGTTGGTGATGCCGAAAGTTAGCTCCGACCCCAGCAATAGCAACGACCTCTCCCGCAAGAGTTATGTTGATGCCGGTGACTCCGCTGTTGAGTCAGCAGCTAACGCTTACACCGACCAAAAGATTGCTGACCTCGTTGATGGTGCCCCTGCCCTCCTCAACACATTGAATGAACTTGCCGCTGCTATCAATGACGATGCCAACTTCGCTTCTACTGTCCTCGGCCAAATCTCTTCTGAAGAGACCGCTCGGATGGCGGCAGACGCCCTTATCCAATCCGAACTCGACGCTACTCAAGTCGGTGCCGGCCTCGGTTCTGATGGAAGCTACACTTCACACTCCTCCTCCAACTACATTAAATCATCTGACTTCTCTTCCGCTAGCGTTACCGCCTCCCTCCACAATGCTGACAAACTTTTGGATGCCGCCCTCAAAGCTGAAGTTGATGCCCGTATCGCCGATGTCGACGCTGAACAATCTGCTCGTGAAGCGGCTATCTCCGCTGAGCAATCCGCTAGAGAATCAGCTGACGACGCTCTCGATGCTAGACTTGATACCATTGAAGGCATCGGTGAAGGCTCCATTGCTAAAGCACTGCAAGATGCCAAAGACTACGCTGATGTTATCGATACAGACCTCCAAGGACAAATCGATACAGAGAAAAGCCGAATCGACGCCATCCTCCTCGCATCGGATGCCGACAAAGATTCCTTCGCTGAAATCGTCTCCCTCATCAACAGCGTTGATACCACAAACGATACAGCTTTCGCTAGCTACGTTTTGAGCAATGACGCTGCCCTCGCTCAAGAAGTGTCGGACCGCCAAAGTGGCGACTCCGGACTCCAGTCCGAATTAGATGCTACCCAAAGTGGAGCAGGACTTAACTCTGATGGTAGCTACGCTGGCCACGCTACCTCCAACTACCTGAAGACGACTGACTTCACCGCTGCTTCCCTTACCCAGTCCCTTAATAGCGCAAACAAACTCCTTGACTCGGCTATCAAAGCAGAAGTCGACGCTAGGATTGCAGCGGTATCGGCTGAGCAGTCTGCTCGCGAAACGGCTGATGAAGAACTTTCTGACCGCATTTACGCTCTTGAGACGTTTGTCCCCGCTGCCCCCACCAAAGAGAAATTCACCCTGACCAGCACTGACATCTCCAACGGCTACATCAACCTCGGTGAAGTTGTTACTCCAAACAGCGAAATGATTTTCGTAGGTTCCCTTTACATGCACCCCACTGACAGTTACACCCTGTCCACCGTTGACGGCGTTACCCGAGTTACTTGGGCTAATGAAGTCGCGGCTGGCGGAGCTACTGAGCTGGTTGAAGGTGACGTTGTTTACGTCCGTTATTACGCTTAATAATAGTTAACCCGTTATGAGACTAGCTCCTCCTCCGAGCTAGTCTTTTTCTTTTACTTGACTTTTGCCAATTATTTGGCTACACTAGTAAGGAGGATAGTAGCAAGGGAGATATTATGAACGCTTGGATACCTAACACAGTAACATTACCGGGAATAGCCGCGATTGGGGCGTCTCAAACGGATTCCCCTATCAGTAAAAAATTTCCTATCACGGCTGGCGGTAGTAAAAATCTAGTCATCTGTATCACGGTGGGAGCTGCCTCTGGTACGGTAACTGCCAAACTTCGTAGTAGCCTCGGTAGCGGGACTCCGGTCGATAGTAAAACCGTTTCCATTACCGGTGCCGGTGATTTTTTCATTAAGCTAAATAGCGACTTACTTGCCGACCAAACCTACTTACCCCTCCTTTCCCTCGGCGATGTAGTGATAACTACAGGAGGTGCATCATCGGTAACAGTAACTTCAGTACAAACTCTAATGGAAGAATAGTCGAGTATATCCTCCTACAACTTGTAAAGACGGTATGACGAAAAAACCGGACAAATTACTCCTCGCCGCGATGGAGAAGCTAGAAAAGCTCCGTCGACAGGAGTGTTTTGACCCGGCCAATCCAGATAGTAAACCGACCCCTGCCCAGCAAGAAGTTATCGACGATATAAATAGTCACAAGATTCAAATAATAAGGGCTGGTAACCAGTCTGGGAAATCAGCGGTAGCTGCTAGAATCACCTCTTGGTTCCTTACTGAAACTCATCCCAAGTGGAAGAGACCAGAACAGTGGGGACAGGAGCCCCTGCTTGCCTTGGTATGTGGTAGGACTGGAAAGCAAATCGAGGAATCTCTCTTACCTAAAATACGGTCCTACCTCGAGCCGGGTACCTACAAAGAAGTGCGAATCGGTAACATTATACAACGCTTGGAACTGGATAATGGTAACCGTATAGTTTTCCAGTCGTTAGAGAATCCCAACATGGCCCGCGAACGGATTCAATCCTACGTAGCCCATTTGGTATGGCTAGACGAGTTACCGCCTACCGTCGACATCTTGAACGAACTTCTCATCCGGATACAGGCACGAGATGGACACTTTATTGCGTCCTTTACTCCCTTAGTCCGCAATGTCCAAGTACAAAAATTTGTAGACGGGTTAGGCGACTCGGTAGCGAAAACGTACCGCTTCAAGATGTTAGATAATCCCCTATACAAAGACCCCCAACGACAAGGGGAAATCTTAGCTTCCCTTGCCCATTTACCAGAGCACGTTAGAAACTCCCGTCTCTTCGGCGAGTGGATGAGCGATGATAACGCCGTATTCTACTTCGATTACAATAACATGGTTCAGTTACCCATCAATTACTCACCTCTATGGCGACATGTGGAATCGGTGGACCCTGCAGTAAAGTCTGCCCTCGGATACACCCTTTGGGCAGAGGACCCTTTAACGGGTACCTGGTATTGCATCCGGGCTGAATACATTAAAGGAGTCTACGTACCGACTGAATTAGTTAATGCGGTGACCAAACTCAGCCAAAATGTCAACATCGTTCGGAGGATATCGGACCCCCACGAGGCATGGTATATCCATACCGCTGCCAGTATGGGAATCAGCTATACCGGCGTTTACAAAAAGAATGATAGGAAAGGGGAACTGATAAAAAACTTCCAAGAAGAGTTGGGGAAGTCCCTCAAAATATCCCCCACTGCCGACCTCCTTATTGACGAAATAACATCCGCTAGGTGGAGTGATAGTCGAGAAGGGAAGATAGCATCAGGCAGCGATTACCATCTCTTGGATGCCAGCCAATATTTTCAAGATGTGAAACCAAAAAGGGAAGCCGCACCTCAAACTAATACCAACTGGCAGTCGTGGCTCTATAACGAAAACGAAAAAAGAAAAATGAGTATAGAAAAAGCTAAGATAGAACTTCACCGAAAAGCGGTTCAACGAAGGGGAGGTACTCGTGCACGACGATTCCAATAAAGGTAAGATTTCCTTACTATTACAAGTTGGGATACCTACAAGTCAACCCAAAGAAAAGAAACCTAATGTTGAAGACCACGTTCGAGCTTGTATCCAACGTATTGACGACGGTACCGGCGATGAGGTAGACTTTTTAGTGTTGAGGCGGTTGAAGTGTGACTTGATGAAAATGAAAAAAAAGAGTGAGCGGGTACAAAACTTGCTCAAGATGATTGAACCGACCCTTCGCCGATTTGGCTACTACTACTAAGGATGTATTATTATGGCAGTAAAAGTCTCATCTTGGAACGATGACCTCGCTTCAATCAACATAATGAAACGATTTAGAGATTCTCAAGCTCAGAGGCAGCCATTTGAACAGCGTTGGCTGAAAAATGAGCAAGCAATATACGCCACCAGTACCTTGGCTAGCATGAACTTTATGACAACCTCTTTAGAGGCTAGTTATAATACTGCGATGCCTGGTATCGACCAATCTGGTGCTGATGTTAATGTAGCGTATACTTTTAAAAATCTACGCTTCCTTCACGCCCAAATGTCGGCCAACCCTCCATCGGTAGTCATGCGTCCTACTTCCTCTGACCAAGATGACCATAGGCGGGCCGATGCCGCTGACCGCGTTGTTAGGTGGGCCATCCGTCACTACGATATGCAAGAGAAAGTGGACCAACTTTCCCTTCACGCCCTGTTATACGGAACGGGAATCTTGAAAACGGTATGGGATTCTACTAAAGGTGATATCGTCGATTGGGACGAGAAAGAGGGAACGGTAAAGCTAGAAGGGGATATCGACATCTCAGTTCCCTTTACGTGGAATGTGTTTATCGACCCCGATGCCAGGACGTGGAAAGAAGTAAAATGGATTATTGAACGGATATATATTGATTATGATGAAGCGATAGCCAAGTGGCCCGACAAAGAGGAGATATTGAAAGCTAGTAAAGTAACTCGTGATAGCAGTATCCAACATGCCGCAACTAGACAAAGCAACCTGTCTCACGACAGATTTAACTCGGTAGAACTTCTACAATATTGGGAAACGGGGTTACCAACAAATGGCTATCTTGGTAGGTTTTGTGTCATTAGTTCTGGTGGCGGCGTGGTGGAAAGTTGCCGTCCTTCTCCTTTTAAATTTCGCCATCCGGGAGCGGCTCGCAAGGTTCAAGAAAGTGGATACCCCGATGAAGTCGTCGAAGAAAAATTAAAGAAGACACCTGAGCAGGCTATCCTGCCCTATCATATATTGACCGATATCGATGTTCCCAACGTGGTATGGGGACGTTCCCCAGTAGAATATGCGGCTACTTTGCAAGATAGCTTGGCCAGATTAGATACCGCTGTAATGGACAATATCCAAGCCCATGGAGCGGCTAGGATGATTCTACCCGATACTGCTGAAGCGCAAGTCAATATCAGTAACTCCCCGTGGGACGTTATGAAAATTAGCGGTAACCAACCCCCATACTTTATGGAAGTGCCCCAACTAATGCCAGAAATGGTATCTACTAGGATGAACCTGATTCAAGGTATCAATGACGTCATGGGTGTCAATGATGCCATGTTCGGGGTGCAGAAGAGGGAGACTTCAGGCACTAGCATGAACTATGCCACCAATCAAGGTAACATGATTCGAAGGCGTATCTTCAACAAGTACGTCCTTGTAGTAGAGAGTATTTACAAGGCTATCCTCAAATTAATATGCAAGCATTGGCCTGTCAATCGTACCATATACGTGTTAGGTAAAGAGAATGCATTAGAAGCGGTTGACCTAAAAGGTAGTGATATTGATGGTGGCTATGATATAGTAGGGGAGTACGGGGTATCTCTCTCCCTCGACCCGATGTCAAGGAGGGAAGAAATCTTAACGTTACAGCCCCTTTTTGAGAAGGCTGGCGTCCCCACGCGAACTTCGTTAAAGCTGCTCAAGTTGAATGAATTGGAAGGAATGTACGACAGATTGGCCCTCGCCGAGAACAGACAAAAAGAAGTATTCGATGAGATGATTGCCACCGGTCGCTATATTCCACCCGAAGACTTGATGGACCACGAGAATATGATATCATGGGCGTTGGAATACTTCATGACGCAAGAGTTTCAATCACTGGAGCAGCAACTCAAAGAGTTGTGCAAACAACACATTAGAGACAGGGTACAAGTAGCGGCGCAAGAAAAGGCAGCCTTAACCGGTCCCCCGCCAGGAGCTACCCCGGGTCCCGCTCCGGCCCCCGGACCGGAAGCATTACCACCTGAAGGAGAATTAGGGCAACCACCAATGGTACCCCCAATGATAAACCAGTAGGAGAATCACATGATTAGCCGAGACGAAATCCTTAAGGGACGTGACCGTGACTACCCCCTGACCCCCGAGTTAGAAGAAAACCTTAACAAGCTGTTAGATGCCGTCAATAATATTAGGAAAGAGTGGGGGAAACCCTTAGTCGTAACAAGTGGCTACCGTCCTGGACATTATAACAAAAATGCCCGAGGAGCCAAGAAGTCGGCCCACATGACGTGTGAAGCGGTTGACTTTAGAGACGAGGATGGCAGCTTTGGCAAGTGGTGTTTGACCAACTTAGACCTCTTGGTAAAGTACGGACTTTACATGGAAAGCCCTATCCATACCCACGAACCGCCCAATAAGAGGTGGATACACTTACAAATTCGCCCCACTAAAAATCGCGTCTTCATTCCCTAACAAAACTATTGACAACTTTCATACGACATTGTATCATTGAACTATCATTAACCATCTTATCCCTACCAATAGGCGGGACAGAGGAGAGAAAGTTTTTATGAGTACAATGTCAGCAATCGTCCAAGCAGCGCAGCAAATGAGGAGCGGTACCCCAACAGAAACGGGAGCAGTTACCTCCCAGTCCGAAACTGATAACGTCCGATATGGGGGCGATAACAGTGACGAGACTATTGTAACTACGGACCAGTCGGAAGTACAATCTTCTTTACCCGACTCCGGAAATGGAGACGACTCTCCCCCAGACCTTGAAGCGGGCAGCGAGGCAGCCCCCTCGAAAGCTCAAGCATCTGAAGGCAAAGACTATGTCACCGTTACCGACGACAAAGGTAAGAGAAAGGTGGAAATCGACTTTAACAATAAGGACCAGATTAAGAAATACGTCCAAATGGCCCACGGTGCTAGGAAGTGGCAAGCGGAACGAGACCAAGCTATCAGTCAGTACAAAGATGTCGAAACGAAGTACTCTACGCTGAAAAACACATGGGACTTGTTAGAGAAAGCTTATCAAGAGAACGGTACCGAAGGTGTCATTGACGTCATTGAAGGACGGCCTGGAGCGTACAAAGATTGGGAAAAATCTAGGATTGACCGTTACGAACAACTGAAAAAAGCCTCACCCGCAGAGAGGGAACTCTTTGAAGCGAGGGAAATAGAGGCAAGACGGCAAAAAGAAATTGACCGTATCAAACAGGAAAATGAAAACTTTAAAAAGAGCGTCCAAGCGGAGCGGGAAGCTGCCGAGCTGCGCGCCTTGGAAAGTACAGTTCATCCTGCCTTTGACCGGTACCGTTTTGCTGACAAGTTGGGAGATGGCGATACAGAACAGATGTTTGACCAAATGCTTTGGGACACTTCATTAAAACGTCTTGAGCAATATGAGGAACGTAAAGTTCCCATCACGGCTGATTTAGTAGAGAAGGAATTCAAGTCGGTGGCGACCGCTCTCAGAAAGAGGATTAACGTCCAAGCTGAGAAGAAAGCTGCCAAAGCGGTAGAACAGAAAAAACAGGAGGCTACCGAGAACGTTCAAGCTGCTGTCTCCTCTGGATATCGGAATACCTCACTCCAAAAAGAAGCTAGTGACATGTTAAGAAATGGTAACCTGACTGGGTTACTCAAACAATGGAACAAATACGGCTCGGTGTTTGGCAAAAAGTAAGCCAGCCGGCCAATAAAGAAAGGTAAAAATTTATGTCATTCTCGAATATTGATACATTAAACTTAGGTAATTTACTTCAGATTGTGTTTTCCGACGGAGTCAGAAACCAGATTTCCGTTGACTTCCGCGACTTTGAAATGGTGAAGAGGGCAAAGGTTGGAAACAGTGTAGCTCGCGAACTCCGCTTCATGTTTCAAACAGCTCTCGGTGCCGGC